CGAGCCATAGCAGCCAGTCGCCACGATGGCAGTCGGCTACGACCTGTTCAATTGTTTTATCGCCAGCCCAATCAATGGCGGTCTGGCAGGCTTCTAATGATTTAAGGTATTGATTAAAGGTTTTCATTGGTTGGGTTGGGGTTAAAAGTTTAATTAGTTTTTTAAGGCAGGCAAGTTCTGCTTCTTCGTAAGTGTCACAATGGTACACTAAAGAGGATTGAACAACGGGATTGTAATGGCCATCGTCGTACTCAATAAAGTGCCTTAAGCGGTGTTTTTCCCTGAACCATCTGAACGCCTGTTGATAGAGGGGGGCAATACATTCGGCTTCATCCATGTCATGCCAAAAATTATCCTGCGTAAACCATAACAAGGTTTGCCTTTCATTATACCAACCAAAACAAAGTTCATCAAACCCAAGACATTTGAGTGCAAGGGCTTGTTCGTAGGGGATAAATTCTTTGTTCATAGTTGGGTTGGTTTAGTTTGGACATCATTGCGACGCACTACATCAATTTGTTGCTTTTTCATAAGGTTTTTAGTTTAGGAGTTGAATGGGCTATTGCCCATCCAACTCATTTTTGATTGACTCGATACAAAACATACGACCAATTTTACGCATCACTTCAAGGCCGAAGGCGGAGAAATACTGCTTCTCATCGGGGAACTTTAAGCACCAAGAATCTAAAGTAGGCGACACCTGCCGCTCAATATGCTCCTCAATCGCCTCTTCAAAAGACTGCTGGGCTTCATCAACTCTCTTGCTGGCCATTTTCAGCTCTTTTAAAGCCTTTCTTTGCTCAACTCTCCTCAATCTTACGCTTTCTTGGTCGATATGCCTAATCATATACACTTCGTGTAAAAAATGATTGGCCATTTCTTCAGTGGGAACACCACCAGACCATTGATAAATTGCCATCTTTTTCGGGCCTCTTTCAATTTCATTGATTAGCCCTAAAGTTATAAGGGATTTCTTGGTGTAATGAGTGTCAATCTTGTAGGCACGGAACTTGTCCCTAATCTCATTTCCGTTGATTTTACCGCCATTCTTTTGGGAGTGTAGGTACAAGTCAAAAATAAGAAGCTTGTACGTTTCGAGGTTAGATGCTTTTGGTGATTTCATTTTTTTTTGGGTTTAAAGGTTTGAAGGGTTTTGAAAAGAAATAGATATACTTGATTTTGTCGTTTTTAGGGGCATTACAGGCACGATCTCTCCTGTTTGTGGGTCTACTATGGCTGCCTTATCTCGAAGCTTAAAGGCTTGCTTTAAAAGGTCTTGTCGAGCCTTTAGCTGTTCGGTCAATCCTACGGCAACTTCATCTTTTGAGAAGTCGGGGGAGTCGTAACCATCCCTGAGTTCTATCTTCGCCCCGTAGGCAGTGAATGACTTTTCACCGTATCTCGATGCCTGCTCACGGGCTAACTCTTCCGTTTGCGTGATGATAGCTTCCAGGGCTTTGATAACTGCTTTTGCCCGGATATGTACGGCAAAGGGGTCGAGGTCGCCATCGAGGACTGAGTGGACAACGGAGTTGGAGAAGCGTTCAATATCGGCCTTGGATATATCCTGCGAAATAAGTTCTCTATTCATTGGATGTTTTTAATAAGTTTATCGAGGGTGTTGATACATTCTACCGCCTCATTGAAAGTCAGGTGCTGAAACTTGCGCTCAGCGGATAGCGAGTATTTCTTAACAATACCCGAAAGAGCATCAGGGGCTTTAATCTTAATTTCCCCCCACATGCCGTTCATTTCACCCACTTGAGATGGTGTCGCCATAACAGTTCCTTTCGGTGGCGGTGCAGGGGCTTGTACGGGGGCAGGTCTTTGTTGTGGTTGATTAGTCCTGCCTTGGGCTATATTGCCATCATCATCTTCGGCTTGTAGTGCAAGAAGGGATTGAAGTGAATACCTGCGGAAGTAGGTGATTTCAGATCCCAGGTCCTGAGCCTTTAAGTTGCCTGAAAGTTTTAGGCATGAGGTCATCGTTTCACCGGATTCAACGTGAATGATTTGGGTGCATACCGAGTCGGAGTCAATCGGCTGAAGTATCATCAATCCGTGCTTAGCCATAATCGGTTCAACTTGCTCCAGGATTGAATTAATGTCCGCATACTTCTTTTTGAAGAACGGGTTGTCCATGTCCTTTTTGATGGCAGGAAATTCGAGTTTGGCAGCATGAAGTGCCTTGAATAGTGATTTCATTTGTTTTTGGGTTTAAGAGGTTTGTAAAGGTGAGGTAATAGAGTTCATAAATTCAACATAGGGCTTTAACTGTTCATTTGCGTCAGCGTAGATTTTTAGGCGTTCACGATACCTTTCGGTGTTGTAGTGAAGATCCAGCTTCATCAGGATGTCCCTAAGCATCGTCATACGAACTTCGCCAAGCATAGACAGTTGATTTTGTTCGGCACGGGCAAGAACAGCCTTCATAACTGACAGCCTATACTTTTGCCGTGGTCGGTTAAGGTGATCCCATACCATCAGGTGTTTACAGGGGACAGCGTCAGCAATGGCTTGGTAGTCGCCATGATAGATGTAGCCCCTGATTTCATCAATGGCTTCTTGCGGCATAGGCCAGTGCGCTCTGGTCATCGTTTGGATGAACTTGCGTGTTAGTTTTTGGTATTGTAAGCTCATTTGTAATAAAGTTTTTTAAGTTTTTCGGAGTCATTGTGCCTACCTCTTTTCTCGAGGTCAGCGCATAGTTGTTCGATGAAAGTTTCAGCCCATCCGGGCAGGTTGTTCTTCTGAACAGCCTCCATCAACAGTGCCTTGTGGATGGCATCACGGAAGTCGGCATTAGTGTAATTTTCAGATCCGGTAGACAGGCAGTCAGCCAGCTTGTCAAATTCCTCGGATAAATAGTTAACGGGAGAGTTCATAGGATAGAAATAGGTTTTCAAAGGATGCGAAGTCTTGCGGGAGCCCTAATGTCTTGCATACGATTTTAGCCTCAAATAAAGAAACAAGGGCGTAGCTATGATAAGACACAAGGGTTTCTACAATCATCTCCCGTTCGGCTTCCCTAAGCTTGGATATTAGCGAATAAGCCTCAGGCGTCAGGCGTTGATAAAGGTTGTTCATGGGTAAGTTGGTTTAGTTAGTTTTTTGGAAGTGTTCTTTGATGCGGCCAACGTGTTCATAATTCAGCGTCAGTGGCTTAATAATTTCGGAGTGGTCTAGCTCAAAGTTATCGTCAGCCCTCATTGCTAACGACTTAAAGTATTCATCAGCCATCCGGCTAATATGTTTCTCGATGTCTTCGAGCAGAGCCTCCTTGTAGATTGAGCCACAAGTGCGCTGAAAAATTGACTTAGCCTCACTCGGGTGCAAGGACAATTTTACGGTCAAATAGGTTGAATTTGGATTTTTCATAAGTTTAAGGTTGAAATTAAAAAGATTAACAAAAATATGATATCACTGCATCCCATTCTGGGTGTTGTTCAGCCCAAAGACGATAGAGGTCGTCATTGGAGTATTCCTCACTGAGTCGAGCCGGTAGGTCTGAGATGGTAACATTGTACCTTTGGTTCGGATAGTTGCCAGTTCGGTAGATCGTCGCGTTCACTATATCGCAACAATCTGTTGGCAATGAAATTGGGGTGTGTTCTACGATTGTCATTGTTTTGGGGGTTTAGAGGGTTGAGAAAAAGAGGTTACGGATAATCAGGGCGATAATCATCAGCGTTAAAACGTTGAAGATTATACGGGTGTAATAGTCAATAATGCGGGCAGCATTTGCGTAGAAGTAGTCAAAAGCTTCTTTTAGGCGGGTTTTCATAGGGTTTGGGGGTTTAGAGGGTTGAATAAGAAGGGGTTAAGAAATAGGGGTAGATATCATCAGCCATAAAGGTTGAAGAACCAGCATCAATAGCATCATAATAGAGGTAATCTTCGCAGAAATCGAAGAATCGCTTTTGTTCGTCAGTGGTCAATTCTTGAAATTTCCCGCGAGCAAACTTATGGTTGCCGTTCTCCTTCGCCTGGATAATCGACTCAAATAAATCGTGGTAATCAGTCATAGTAATTTGGTTTAGAAAGGTTAGTAATTAATCAACAGGCCAAAGGTATGCATAAATTTTCAATCCGCAACCACTTTTGAAAAAAATATTTTAAGTTTTTTTTGAAATCGTCATCAGTCGTCAGGAAACGCACTTTTTGGTAGTCGTCGTCATCAATCGTCATCAGTCGTCATCAGTCGTCATCAGTCGTCATCAGTCGTCATCAGTCGTCAGCTCGTGTATGTATGCGGGTGCGGGTGGTACCTGGATCTGAACCTGAATCAAATATGATGAAATGATATAGGAACCAACAAAAAAAAACTTAAAAATATTTTTCAAAAAGTATTGTTTATTCAAAACTTATTCATACCTTTGTCCTGTTCTTTTCTTTAAACCTTTTTTAAACCCTTATTATTATGTATTCAAAACAAAAAAAGATCATCAGTGTAGTTTGCGACTCAGGTATTAAAATTGAGTCAGAACAAATTAAAAACAGTGCAATGAGCGCGGATTTAGCTCGAAAAATGTACGATGATGATATAGACGTAGTAGAATCATTTTATATAATGATCCTCAGTAAATCTAACAAATTAAAACATTGGGCTAAAATTTCACAAGGCGGAGTATCCTCAACTGTTGTGGACATTAAGGTTATATGTAAACATGTTATAGACTGTTTGGGATCGTCTGTTATTATCGTTCATAACCATCCTTCGGGTTCTTTGCAGCCGTCGGAACCAGATAAACGAATAACAGAAAAAGTAAAAAAGGCTTTAGAAATATTCGACGTTACATTATTAGACCATCTAATTTTAACTGAAGATAATTATTTTTCTTTTGCCGATAACGGATTAATTTAACTTTTTAACCCTTTTAAACCCTTTTAAACCCTTATTATTATGAAAACTAAACAAATTAAAATCTTCAGCTTTGAAGAATTAACAAATTCCGCAAAGGATCGCGCATTAAATCAATTTCGATATGTGAATGTCGAGTATTTTGATTGGTACCATAGTATTTATGATGAGGCCAAAATGATTGGCATTAAAATAACCGGCTTTGATCTTGATAGGGGATCTTATTGTAGCGGTAAATTTTTAAGCAACCATTGTAGTATTGATGTAGCTAACAAAATAATGGAGGAACACGGCAAAGACTGTGAAACCTACAAAATAGCTGATAAGTTTTTACAGGATTATAATAATTTATCCGAAAATGATGGAGTTACCGAGCTTGATGATAAATTTTTAAACAATATCTTGGAAGAGTATTTAACTCTACTGAAAAATGAATTTGAGTATCATACCAGCGACGACGCGATATCCGAATGGATTATAAATAATGATATTGTTTTCGACGAATCTGGTGAGGAAATAAAACATGAATTAATTTAACATTTCAACTACTGCTGAACTGCTTATTTGCCCTGTTCTTTCTGAATATAATCTTTAGTCGTCAGTCGTCATCAGTCGTCAAAATAGGGCTTAATTGCCCTATTTTTTTTTGTCGTCAATCGTCAATAATCGTCAATCGTCAATAATCGTCAATCGTCAATAATCGTCAGTCGTCAATAATCGTCAGTCGTCAATAATCGTCAGTCGTCAACGGTCGTCAGTCGTCAACGGTCGTCAGTCGTCAAAACAGGAACCAGGAACCAGGGACGGAAACAGGAACCAGCCGGAAAAATAGGGATCCAAACAGGAACCAGCGGAAAAATTAGGGCTGAAAAAAAACTAAAAATATTTTTCAAAAAGTTTTGCAATTTCAAAACAAGCCCGTATATTTGTCATGTTCTTTTTCTTTTAACCTTTTTAAACCCTTTTAACCCTATGAAAAATTACCTCCAAAAACAGGAAGCCCTAAGGGCTTTAAACGTCGACCATGTGACCCCGTGCGGGTCGTATTTAATCTCTTGCATCCTATGGAATCAGCGTGTAAAACGGATTTATACAGGATATAGCCGGAACCAGGCGATCCAATTATTTAAACAGTTTATTTATTCTATTTAACCCTTTCTTTTTTTAACCCTTTTACTATGTATTGTACTCCTTTATTAAAGACCGCTTATTATTTCCGATCGCCTATTTTGTCGTTTTATGATCTGGACCCGGAGCAACGAAAAGAATATCCGGAGGATGAATTTGGCGACTGTATGTTTGTTTTCGACGACCTACGAAACGACCTACTTTTGTTGGATAACTTTTTAAAACCCGATCGTCCCGGCCGTTTCCATGGGATATTTGCTCAAAGTTATTTTTCCGCTTATTTCATCTATCTATCATCTTGCAATACCGCCGCAACTGTAGTATATAAATATTATCCTTTTTAACCCTTTCTTTTTTTAACCCTTAAATTTTCAACCTTATGAAAAACTTTAATTTCCTCCCCTCGTCACACGTCGAAGAGATCAAAGACTATCCGTTTGGAAGGCACCGCACAACAGGCACCGCGTTTTTAGAGTTCAACCCTAACAAGGGCTTCCGATTTGTTCGACAGTTGAAGGATCCGAAGACAGGGCGATTTTGTGCGCCTAAAAAATCAACATATTATGAAATAGCCTTGCCGATCATAGACGAAAACGGATATTTCAATTTCACTAACTTTGATTTGAATCGCAAAATTCAAGAGCTACCACGCATATACAACCTAATAGCCGACCAGTGGCACCTATGGACAAATGATCAACAGGATTATATTTTGCGCATGGTTTTAATGTATTCTAAGGTAGCTATCCGCGCAGCCTACGAATATAGCGGATTAAACCCCTCAAATAATGTTGAACTTTCGGAGGTCCTCCCAATCTTTGAAACTGTCATAAAAAGAGCAAAAGAGGGGCTCAATGGATCCAATGGAAACCCGCTGAGGAACTGCAGCCCGAATATAGAATTATATCAAAGTCTACTAAAGAGAGTGCCGGAAAATTACAGCCCTTTTAAGGTGACGCACTACAAACACAATTTAAACACGGGTAAATTTGAAGAGGTACCCGGCTAAAAAAAATAGTTAGCAGCAAATTTTATGAGGGCTTCGGCCCTCTTTTTTTGTGCTTTGTTTTTTCTATCTGTTTAGGTGAAAAGGGGAGGAAATGAAGCCAGGGGAGGAGGGACATTCCACCAGGCGCACAAAGCAAAAATATTTCCGAAATTTCAGAAATACTGATCCGGCCGCGGTTATGTTGTTTGGTTCCTTTTCCGGCTGCTGGCATACTTTTCCCGGCTGCTGGTTCCGGCCTTTGCTTAATTCAGGTACCCGCGCAGAAGTGGAGGAGGACTCCCTATTTCCCCCATATTCACTGCCAGACCCCACACAACACAAGTTGAAACAATCAAACAAGTTCATTTTCGTTCATTTTTCAAAAATTCCAAAAAATCTCCCATTGGATATTTTATGAATATATTTAGAGTGATGATATATGAAATATAATATATATATTATGATGACTAATATATCTGAGTTTACGAAGATATATTAGTATGAATAATATATTTATTATATTGAATATAGAAGAACGATAAATATATGAATAAAATATCCTTATATAGGGGCAAGAAAAAAAACAACTTTTCAATTTCGTGTTTATTTGCAAAACCGCTATTTTTGGCTCATGGTTGTATGTTTACTTTATACTTCTACCAACACGGGTTCGGCATTTTATAGGTTAGAGATGCCTCATACTCGTATGATTGAGGTTTCCCCTAATATTTCGGTGGTTTCTACCGATAATGTAGACCTTTTAACTCCGCAGGAGCTTTCCATTATAGACCTTTTTATTGTTTCGAGGAGTTTTGCCTCGAATATAGACGAGATGAAAACTCGACTTGCCCTAATGAAGTCATTTGGCGCTGGCGTTATACTCGATATTGACGACTACTGGCATTTAGGAACTGGGCATAGCTTTTATAGGCACTATTTAGACAACAATCTGCCTCAGCTCGTAGCAGCGCATATAAGACATTCTGATGCCGTTATTGCCACAACTACCTATTTGGCAAAAGAGTGTCTTAAATTGAATAAAAACGTTGAAATACTGCCTAATATACCTTACCCTCATCTGTTTGAGCAGTTCGAATCGAAATCCGTTGATAAACCCCTCTTTTCGGTGGGGTACTTCGGGGCTGCTCAGCACGAGGAGGATGTGGAGATACTCCGCATTTCGATGGGCAAACTTGCCCATGACCAGGATTTGGATGGCAGGTACAACCTCTACTTAGCGGGATGGAACGATAATCCTGTTTATAAAGCCTATGAGAATATTTTTAGCTCTAACCTCTATAACATAAATTACAAGAGAATAGCTGCTGCCGACATATATTCTTACATCGGTGGCTACAACTTCGTTGATGTTTCCTTAGCACCTTTAAGAAAGACCAAGTTTAACTCCTACAAGTCTGAACTCAAAGTATCTGAGGCTGCCATTATGGGTAAAGCCATTATTGCCTCTGACATCCCAATGTATGCCGACTGTATTGAGGATGGTGTTCACGGGTTTCTCATCCCTGAGCATAAGCACTCTTTATGGTACAAGAGGATTAGGCAGCTCATAAACGAGCCTGGGCTTGCACAGGAACTCGCATCCAATCTGAAGGCTCGGATGGCTGAATACCTAAATGCTAAGCAAAACGAAAATAAAAGAATAAATATGTATAAAAGTTTTTCGAGAAAGAAATAGCCTTATATTTGCAGGTAGTCTCACTTGGGTTGTGAGAGTTTAGGTGTTTAGAGAATAGGGGGAGCGCATACCCCCTATTTTTTTTTCTAAACAAAACCACTATGGCAACAGAATTTCCCAACCAAACATTCCGACTGAGTCTTGACCACTACGGAAAGCGGATTACCATCGAACTCGACCACTGCGATGTTACTGCCGATGAACTCGTAGAAACCTTCTATCAGTTAGCGATGGCTGCTGAATTTCCTTCTAAGTCCGTATGCGAGGCTATGCACTTTGTATCCGATGAACGGAGCGCATCGGAATAATCCTTACATTTGACTATTAAACAACAACCTTATGAAAAACTTAACTCTTGAACAGTGGCTTGGTATAGTTAGACACCTTTTCTCGGCTTTCGGTGCTGTCTTAACGACTAAGGGGTGGACTACCGATGACCAGGTGCAGGAACTAACGGGAGCAGTCCTCGTTGCTATATCCATCTTTTGGTCTATCTACTCGAAGGATAAGGCTTAATGATTAAACTACATCACGGCGATTGCCTTGACGTGCTGCGAACGCTACCCGACTGCAGTGTCGATGCTGTCGTTACTGACCCGCCTTACGGCCTGTCGTTCATGGGGAAGAAGTGGGACTATGACGTGCCGAGCCAAGAGATTTGGGCTGAGTGCCTTCGGGTATTAAAGCATGGCGGCCACCTTCTTGCGTTTGCGGGAACAAGAACGCAGCACCGAATGGCTGTAAGGATTGAGGATGCTGGATTTGAGATTCGGGATATGATTGCTTGGGTGTATGGTTCGGGATTTCCGAAGTCGCACGATGTAAGCAAGGCGATTGACAAGGCGGCTGAAGCGGAGCGGGAGGTTGTGCAAACAATCCCCGACAGATGGGCGGGCAAGGGGCAAGTGTTTCAACGCGCCAATCAGCAAGAAGCAGAATTAGTGAACATCACTGCTCCCGCCACCGAAGCCGCAAAGCAGTGGCAAGGCTGGGGGACTGCACTCAAACCCGCACTTGAGCCGATTACGGTGGCTCGCAAGCCCTTGATTGGCACGGTAGCGGAGAACGTTCTGCAACACGGCACAGGGGCGATAAATGTGGATGGGGGAAGGGTGGCGTTTGTGTCTGATGCAGACAGGAGAGAATCAACCGCGAAGAATCAACACGCTGACTTTGGGACACAACCAATGACCAACAATAATGTATATGGTGATTATTCAATGATTCAGCCCGCCAATTACAACCCTCCTGGCCGCTGGCCCGCCAACTTCATTCACGATGGAAGCGAGGAGGTGGTGGGGTTGTTTCCTGACACAAAGAGTGGGTTTATGCGCGGCGGTGAGAAGGCGAGCAAAGGATTGGGTATGTTTGGAGGCGGTCAATCAAACGCAGATACTTACGGCGATTCAGGCTCAGCCGCGCGCTTCTTCTACTGCGCCAAGGCAAGCAAACGCGACAGGGATGAGGGCAACAACCATCCAACGGTCAAGCCCACCGACCTGATGCGATACCTCTGCCGACTTGTAACCCCGCCAAACGGGACAGTCCTCGACCCGTTCATGGGTTCGGGAAGCACAGGTAAAGCGGCTGCACTGGAGGGATTTAGCTTCATCGGCATTGAACGCGAGGCCGAGTATGTAACAATAGCACAGGCACGCATCAACCACGTCACCAATGACTGACGCAATCACCGAAGCCGTTGTTGCCCAACTTAGGACAAGAGCGAAAAAGGGCAAGTTGAAGTACGGCACGACCATGGAGCGCGATGACCTGACGCTGATGCAGTGGCTGCAACACTTGCAGGAGGAGTTGATGGATGCGGCTGTCTACGTGGAGAAGTTGAAGGGGGAGATTGAGAAGAGATGATGTATATTTGATTAACCTAAACCAAAATAAAATGGCTTATATTTATCATAAAATTAATCCTCTTTCTTTATCCGAAGTAAAAGAACTAATTGGTGAGGTGGATGTGGAAAAGAATATGCAGTATGAAAGAAAAGTGCAAAATCCTTATTCATCAGATAGTTTATTGCATACAGGTTTTAATAAAGGCTTTGAACTTGGTTACAACCAAGCCCTTGAAGATAACAAGGAAAAGAAGTACACAGAGAAGGATATTGATAAAGCATATTGGGCAGGTATGCAATTTGTGGGAGAAGATAAAGGAAGTCTTGGTGAGTTTATCCAATCCCTCCAAACCCAAATAGAAAACGCAGAAGTGCGGGAGATTACAGGTTAAAGTCCTGACTAAAATGTCCAGTTTATTGACAAAAAAACTGGACAAAACAACCGAGTAGCTTAAGCGGGTTTTACCCTCTTACCCATACCAACCTTAGCCTTCTCCCTTTTTTTGGCCGCCAGCTTCTTCTTTCCTATCTCTCCTGCTGTTTTTGGAGTGTCTTTGGACACCTTCTTCGTTGGTCGGCAGTATTCATTCTTTCCCCCTGCTCCGCAGGGCTTTCCTGTGCGGGTGTCCACCCATTTTTCTGCCTCCCACCGCTTCAACGATGTACCTGCCTCGCCCTTTCTTACTGAACCGCTTTCTTTTCGGCATTTGGCAATAGCCTGAGATGCCCTTGCTGATGGGAAAACTTTGTACGAGGCCTTAACCTTGCGATAGCACGCATCTTTAACCGACACTGGCGTATTCTTTTTTAGCATCAAACGATGGGCAGGCTTTATTCACCCCCGAAAAATCCCTATGCCCTTGGATTATTGCTGTGGGGTACTTTTTCTTCCAACTATGTAGCACTTGAAGGAGGGCTTCCTTCTGACCGCCCGTTCTATTATCGAGTGGATTAAGCCTCGAATCGACACCTCCGATATAACTAACATGAAGTGAAACAGAATTATGCCCAGCGACCCCGTTACATACCGTTTCATCCGAAGCCAATGTGATAACCTCCCCATTTGGTTTTACAATTTTATGATAGCCAGGCGATTTCCATTTTAATTGCTCTTTCCAATACTTAACAATAGCTTCAACGGAAGCCGCCTGAGGCGTTGCCGTGCAGTGAACGACTATGTATTTGATATTTCTCATTTTGCTTATTATGGGACAAAATTAAATATTATTCACCTTCTATTGAGTGCTCGTAGTCGTAAACCGAGCATCTATAATACGATTATCAACGCCATCCATCCTCATCTTACAGTATTTCAGCTTCATCCAGTATCCACCGAGCGGCTTCGGCGGCCTGCCTCTCTCAACGTGAAAGCCACCCACTCCTCCCTGATACTCTTCCTTGTATGTCGCTGTACGAATTTGGTGTAGAGGCCGTTGTTTAATCAGATAGTCTTTCCTGTTTAGGTATGTAACCATGTTGATATGATGATACAACTCGTGAACGTGCCCCTGCCAAGTACAGTCATAACCTTCTACCATCGCCATAATCCTTTGGTCTTGAATAACCCCTTTTGTTACTGAACCGCCTCCGCCCGAGCCGTGATAGTAGTACATAGCGAAACGGTTGTAATGCTTCGCAACTGTGCCGTTACGGAATCCAAACAAGATTGCCCCGCCGTATCCTCCAATCTGAACATTGGTCTTGCACTCGTGATTGAGTAGGGTTATAAACATCTGTAAGGCATCGAACTCTACGTTTTTGATAACCCCCGTTTCGTGGTTTCCATATCCGATGAGGATAATATTCTTAGCATATGGCTTAAACCATTCAACAGCACTATTGACAACCGCTTGGAGGTAGTTGCCCACATTATGCTCGGGTCTTATGTCGTTCTTGTTCCTGCGAGGGTCTCCACGCCCCTGCATCAAACAAAAGAAGTCCCCATTTACAATAATCCCTGCCCCACGTTCTACTGCCTCATCGAGGTGTTTTTTGAGTAAGCTTCTATCACAGTGTGGATTGTCCCAGTGCAGGTCGCTAATAAGCAAGAACTCTGCTTCTCTCCCTTCCAAGTCAACGGTATGTACGTTGGCTGAATGTCGGGTTATATTCATTTTAGGTTGTTGCGAGTACTCACAAATATACACCACTAAAATTTAGTCGATTTTAAGGGTTCACCCCTTAACTTTGCGCTATGTCGGATACCGAAATTAAGAAAAGGCTTCCGTTCATTCCTCTGAACAAGCCCGAGGGGCAGGTTAAGCCTGCGGATCTTAGGAGGAGTAACGTTAGAAAGATACTTGAAACCGAACTCTCGAAGGAGATTAACGGCATAACCCGTGCCGAAGGCTTAGTTGCCCGCCTCGTTACTATGGGGATCCAGGGAAATCTACGAGCCATTGAGTTGATTATGGCTTATATGTATGGCAAGCCACAAGCACAGGTTCAGGAATCCGACTCCAAGCCATTTGTCTTAGAGCTTACGGAAGGAGAAAAAGACGAAACTGAAAACCAGGAATCTAATGAAACTAACTAAAAAACAAACGGAGGCCTATAGGATGGCACTATCTGGAGAGAAGCAGTTCATTCTCTTCGGTGGTGCCATCCGATGACGAGGGGGTAAAACTTATTGGCTTCTTCTAACCTTCATATCTCTTTGCTCTAAATACCCTAAGTCAAGATGGTGTATTGTACGAGCCTCTCGCCCTACTTTAGAACGCACAACACTCATAACGCTAAACTCAATACTAAATGATGGGCTGAGGCCTTACATATCAAACTACGATAAGCAGTCTTTAATATTGACCTTTAGCAATGGCTCTGAACTCATCTTTATGGGCGAGAACTACGACACCGATAAAGACTTAGATAGGTTTAAGGGCTTGGAGATAAACGGAGGCGGCATTGATGAGATTAACGAGTGCCAGGAGGCTACCCTTTACAAGATGCTTGAACGCTCGGGCTCATGGAACAACGCTGAAGGTCGCCCTCCTATTGTAGTATTGGGAACGTGCAACCCTGCGAATAATTGGGTGAAGGAGGAGGTTTATGACAGGTGGATTAAGGGCACTCTCCCTGAAACCTGGGCATACATTCCATCAAAGATTACGGATAACCCATACATCCCTGATGACTACCTAAACTCACTGAAGGCCAATATGCCTGAATATGAGTACCTGCGTTTCGTTGAGGGCGACTGGGAGGTTCAGGAAAAGCCTGAAAACCCATTTTTCACGGCATTTGAGCCAAAAGATCATGAGGATAAGGGCGCGTTTTTCAACCCGAACCTGCCGATTTTATTTGCCTTCGACTTCAACTTACAGCCGTTTGCTGGCATTGTTGCCCACAAGTGGAAGGATGACAATGGCGAACACTTCCACATAGTCGATGAGTTCTCCGTTCCCGATGGCTCTATACCAAAGATGATAGACACGATTAAGGAGAGATATGAGCCATACCTTCCGATGTGTCAGATAACGGGCGATGCTATGGGCAAGAGGGGCGATTTATCTCAGAGGGATAATGCTAACTACTATGAGCAGTTAGCTCGTGGGCTTAAACTATCGGGGAAGCAAATCCGCGTTCAGGACAACCCTAAGCACGAGAACTCCCGTGCCGAGTGCAACTACATTCTAAGGCACTACCCTGACTTCAAGGTGAATCCTAAGAGCTGCCCCAACACTTCGAGGGACTTGAGGATGCTCAAATGCGATGCTATGGGGAATATAATTAAAAGGAATAGGAATATTATAACTCAGCTAGCCGATCACGGAGATTGCGTGCGCTACATATGCCACACCTTCTTGGGGGAGTGGTATATTTACCACCTGAAAAAAAGCGGATATAAAAACATACCATTATGAGCTGTCTTGAATGTACAAACTGCCCCTCCATAGGCTCTTACGACATTTGTTGTGCCGAAATAACTGTTGCTGAGGGGCTCACACCTGCTACCGACTATCTTGTTCGCATCCTCGACCTTACACTGAACCGCTATACCCAACAAACGGTTACTGCGAGTGGATTGGGTGAGCTGACGATTGCTATTGACCAATATACATTCTCACCGAATAGAACCTACGAGGTTACTGTTCATGCTGATGAAACCTGCAATGTTGATGACGACTTGGAGTTTGGACAACTAGGAACTGGCGATGATGTTGATTGCGTATCCTTTACACTATTTTATGCTGATTGAACGAGCCGTAGTAGTTAGCCTACTCATTGTAGCCACCCATATTTCAATGGAGGATGGGATGATTCTGAATAGATTCAGGGCATTTTTAGCAAGGCTAATCCCCGAATGTAGCATTTGGAGTAAGCCTATATACAACTGTGTCGGGTGTATGGCCTCTATTTGGGGGGTAGTCTATTACGCTCTGACCGCCCTACTGCCCTGCTTTGAATTTAACTTTGTGGAAATGTCGATTGTGTGTATAATGTGCATACCTTTGAACTTCATTTTCATAAAGTTATCATGATAGCAGAACTGCTCTACAAGTGGTTTCCAAAACAATTTAATCAGCTTGTTTGGGATTCTACTTACAAGCCAAAGAAGAACCAAGGGTTGAAGTATGCCTTCACCTGTGAGGGGCATAGGTACTACATCTATGAAAGCCTTTTTGAGATGCCCGTTGAGAGGATTGGCAGGGCGCAAGACTTTGTTTTGCAGTTGCAGAGGATGGTGAGTGATGTTGAACTCGATAGGTTCATTGAGGCGATGGAGGGTGCGCTGTTTGAGTCGACAAGTGGGGAGAAGTTGAAAGGTCTATCGAAAATCGGATTTTTAATAGGCGAGATGAAAGAGCGCAAGAAGCTGCTTCTTCACCCCGAAATTATGATGGAGTTATCTGGGTGTATGCTCATTAGAGAAGATCAAGATCCGGGTGAATGGGATGCCGAATTTGAACAGAAGAAGATCGAAATATTTAGAAAAAACTACAAAGGCAAGGGGTTATATGATTTTTTCGTTTTAGGCGGGTTGAATCAATTCTTTCCCAATTTCAGCTCTTTCGAAAAAGACTGGGAAACATATTGGGAGATGGCACAAGCCCGCCTCAAAGTCCTAAACAAGACAGTGGAATCCTTTCCCTCGGCAGGCAACTCTATGATCAGGACAAGGAGTTCCGTGAAATAATTATATTCTGTGCGGAAGGGGATGTGGCGAGGTACAATGCCTATATGAAATCCTCTATTGAAAAAACTCTAACTTTGCTTGAGTTTAACCAAGAAAGGCGAAAGCGAGAGCTTGAGTCGATAGAAAAGCATGGCAAGAATACAAATCGAGTACACGGCAAACATAAGCCAGCTACAAGCAAGTCTAGATAAAATTATAGACAAGAATAGGCAGATAGCTACGACTGCAAGGCAGGCATCTTTAGCTATGGGCAATATAACTCAGTCTATTGCAGGTGCTAGTGGTGCTATGCAGAATTTAGCATCTTCTATGAGGGGTGCAACGGCAGGGATGACTGCGGGGATAAGAAATCTCAACACGCAACTTAATCAGCTACAAAGGCAGACAAGTGGGCTGAATAGCACGATGAGTTCACTTTCCTCGAATATGTCGAGGATTGGGTCTGCGGCTCAGGCTTCAAGGGGGTCGGTTGGTGGCCTTGCATCTGTACTAAGTAGTATTCGTGGATATGTTGCCGGTGCTTTTGCTGTATCGTCTATTGTTTCCTTTGGGAAAGAAGTTGTTGATTTGACGGCAAAAATAGAGCTGCTTCAATCAAGGCTAGCCTTTATTTATGGAGGAACTGGGCCTGGAGAAAATGCATTTATAAGGATTTCTAGCGCAATTAAAAAGCTTGGCCTTGAGTTTGGACCGACAATGGAACAGGCCACTGCCTTCAGTATTGCTTCCCAACAGGCGGGCTATACGACTACTGAAACGGAAAAAATGTTTATAAGCTTTGCATCATCATTAAGGGCTGCTGGTTCAAGCTCTCTTCAGGTTCAGAGGTCTTTCTATGCCCTTCAGCAAATGATGTCTAAGGGCGTTGTTTCTGCGGAGGAGTTGAACAGGCAGATGGGCGAGTCTTTGCCTGGTGCGGCTATGCTTATGTTCAAGGCTTACAAAAATCTACACCCAGAGCTTGTCAAAAATTTTGAGGATTTCCGTAAGCTGCAAAAGGAGGGGAAGATATTAACTCAGGATGTATTGACAGAGTTTGTCCGAGTTGTTGAGCAGGAGTTTGCCCCTGCACTTGCGGGCAAGACCAACTCACTATCTGCAAGCCTAAATAGGCTTTCGCAAGTTTTTTCTGAGTTCAAAATAATAATATTCCCACAAGAATCGGCCAACGCCTTTATTAAAGGCCTTACTGAACTTATAGATGATATAAACACTGTTCTTAGCTCTGAAAAACTATCCCGCCTTCAAAAGTTTCAGACACTATTTGGTTTTGATAGCGACCAAATTCATGAACTACGGGGAATAGCGTATAGGGAGAGAAGTGCTAAGGAGGCGACTGCTCTTTCTACTCAGGCAAGGGTTGAAAAAGAAATGAAGGCCTTCAACAAACTTAATTTAAAGCAGAAGCAAGATGTCGCTATTGCTCTTGACGAGGAGATAACCAAATACAAAACCTATGTAGACTTAATATCAAAATCTCAAGAAGCTCTCAAAAACTTTGACAACAATGCGTATGTTTTGGCACGATCAGGGATGCAAAAACTCGATGGCGTTACTTTATTTGGCAAAAATATTCAGGGGGATTCTTCAACCGTGCAGGAACAAATTTTTTCAATAGCCCAAGAGGTTAGTAGAAATATGACTATGGCGTTAGCTTCAGCTGGAGATGACGAACCCAAAGAAGGCAAGACATTAAGGGAGCTGGCTCTTGAATCAGAAATAAATAGAGTAAAGGCATTGATAGCTATTGAAAAAACTGCAATAGAAGTTTTTAACCATAATTCAGGCATTAAGTTTGATACGACTAAAAACTTAATGGAGTTGAACATAGAACTAATAACCCTTGAGGAGGAAATTAAGAATCTACGCCAAAAGGGTAGCCAAGAGGAGCTTAATGCAGCAGAAAGAAACTTAGAGATTGTTAAGGAAAACATAAAGTTTATGGAAGAAGAGCAAAAGCTGCTCTTATACCAAATGGAACTTGAAAAAAATTTAATTGAGGAGCGTCTTGCTAATGCAACGAGTGGTTCAATAGAGGAATACAGAATCCGGGAGGAGTTGATGATTAAAACTGCTGATATAGAAAAGAAAAAAGTGCAGAACAATGCAGAGGCAGTTAAGAAAATAACAGCTCAGACCAATGCTGAAATCAAAAATATGTATGATGGCCTTAAAAAAAGGATCAAGGAATTTTTGAGTGATACGGAAGAAATGATTGCTGCCCCATTCCGAACTAAAAGAGAGCAGGAAATTGCAGATATAAACAAGAAGTTTGACCAACAAATTCAAGCGGTCACGGAACAGTATCAGCTTGGCACGCTGTTCCCTGACCAAAGAAGAGATGGGCGGACACCAGAGGAGGGACTTTCAAATGTTCTTAAATACATAGACTTATTAGATAGACTTAACAAGGCAAGAAAAAAGGCTCTTTCTGAAGTAGAGGGGGGTGAAAATATTCTGGGGCTTTCAGACGAAGACCTCCAAAAGCTGCAAAAGGCACTCCAGGTAGCCATCGACTTATTTCAAGATTACTATGATGCTCGCACCGAGATAGCCAAAAACGCCATTGAAAAAGAGCAGGCACTGTTAGACAAAAAGTTCAAGGCTGGTCTTATCCGTGAGAATGAGTACAACGAGGAAACCAAAAAGAATAAAGAGGAGATGGCTAAGCTTGACAGGGATGCCGCAAGGTTTGGCGTTCTAATCAACACTGCCCAAGCCATTGTGAAGCTATACACCGACTTCGATGCCATTACTGCAACTATATTAGCCGCAGGTGTCGTTGCCGTTGGTGCAACTCAGCTTTCAGCCATTAACTCCGCCCCACTTCCTGAGTTCCACGAGGGGGGCTTGGATATTAAGAAGAACGACAACAAAAAGCCTAACAGGGGGCTGAAAAGTGGGGAGTTCTATGCTAAGCTTTTAGAGGGTGAGTCGGTGATGACTCGTGAGGAAACGACTAAGTACAAAGATGTGCTGAAGGCTATCCGTGAGGACTCTCTGCCCTCGCAGATTATGAGGGGCTATGCTGCACCCGCCTATCATCGTTCTATGGATGAGCCGTACCGAATGGCTAAGGAGCAGACTTCGCTTGAACTGGCTTTTCAGAACGCTGAATTGGTTGATGCCATACGCAGGAATGGGGCTGTTGCTATTAAGAACCCCGATGAGATTGCCGATGCCATTGTTTCAAAGAGTTCCTACACCAAAATAACTAACAGGAGGAGAATAAGATGAGTTTTCAGGTCTATGTGAACAATATTGCCATAAGCGATGAGCCTATGGGCTTAACGGAGGCTACCGTTAAGATTATGCGTGATGAGCAGTTCTCTGGCATAGTTAGTAACATTGTTAGCGACCTTTCCTTTTGGGGCGATGGCTATGACATCATTTACGGCCTGTTTCAAAGCACTACGGGATGTTTGGACATTCCGATAAGGATTGAGCAAACGGATTGCTTAGGATTCATCTTTGAGGGCATAATCTTTCTTGCAGACGTAGAGTTAGACATAAGCAGGTGCATAGCGAAGTGTACGCTCTCCGACAACTCTCTTTCTTCGCTGATAGGCAGGAATTATGATGTTCAAGTTCCTGTTCACTCAAATGTTAGCTTAAATGGAACTCCGCTAACTGGCATTGGTGAGCTGTTGTTCAACCCAAACTATGCGGCAGGTGGAACGGGATGGCCATGGCCTCCTAATGAAAACCCGTTAAACCCAGAGGGTGTTGATGGGGCGTTTAAGTGGTTTGGCATTTTAGAGCTTTATGAGTATATCTCTAAATACTTTCTGAATGATAACACTTTTACGGTTTCGGACTTAAATGGATACCTAACCAACTCCGCAACATATTTTGAGCCCGACCATTGGACAATACAAATAGACCCAGTAGTTACTTATTCGGGTACGGGAACTCCAACTTGCGATGTTAGTTATAACGATGCCTTTGGCAATCAAATAACCAGAACCATAAATCTATTCCCGTGCGACCCTTCATTTGGATATAGCCCACTTAGGACTTTAACCAATATAAGAGAGGGTATTCAAGAGTATTTCTTGATAACGAGCTTAAATCCTTTTGACGGTGAGTGGCAGGATAACTATTGCAATAGGGCTATGGCAGTTGGGGATATAACTTATCCAGGAGGCCCTGCTGCCCGAAGAATTATGGATGTTTACTTCCCTTGGGATGCAGGCAATTTAACTGTTGGTAACTTTCAGAATATAACTACGGGTGCGATTACGATAACTAAAGTAAACGCTTACAATTACGGGCCATACTATGCAAGGCTAACTTCGGGCAAAATATTGAAGAACTGGGCTAATCCCGCATCATCGGTAATGGATGGTTCTTTTGCTCGTGGCGCACAAATTAACGTTTCGTTTGCAGACCTTATGTCTGGATTTGGCAAGTTGTTCAACTTAGGTATCAAGTTTGGGATTACGGGAACGGGCGACTACACGATGACTATTGGCAAGGAGAGCGACCTGTATGAAACGACAGAGGCTTTCGCCATTGATATGCCATACGAGGTTATGCTCGTAAAAGATAATAAGTTTGGCATTTCTTCATTGAAGGTAGGGAAAACCAATACTAACCCATCATTTAATGCGGGTATTCAAGAGGAAGTGAGCTATGTGAGTAATGTATGTAGTGAGCAGGATTTCGATGCATCAATAGGGCTTCAGATACCAACGGTTGAAAACCTTGTAACCTTAGATGGAATTATAAGCCTAACCGATGACCAGCTTTATGTAGCGGAGAAAGACCCCGTTCAGTACAATAATGCCATTGTTGGCAACTATTACAAGATAGCCTCCCATTTAGCCACTTATGTACGGAGAGACCCGAGTATTTCATTTTGCCCAAAATTATATATTGGCGATATGGTCGCAGGTATTGTGAACCACCCCGAAATAGCGAGGGCATACGTTCACAGGTCAGGTGATGGCTTTTCTTGGAACGGGAACTTTATCCCCAACAATAGTGGCCCGAAGATTAGGAATAGAGTTACATTTGAATCCCCTATAACCGTTGAGCAGTTTAATCTCATTCAGGCCAATCCATATCAGAAGATACGCTTTGGCGCGGGTCTTTACGAAACGGGGTGGGTGATGAGCCTTGAATACAACATTACTTCGGGAATGACTAAATTTGAACTTTTAACAGAATGAGCATACAAGCCGTACCTAATCAGCCCTTAGACTGGCAACTCCTTCCTCTTGCTGAGTCGGATTGCCCTGACTGCCCTCCTGCCGACTATTGCAGCCCGATGCTATTCATCCAAGAGGATGATGGCTCAGGCAACAAGTATTACACTTCCGAGGAAATGAGCTATCAGATAATAGTCCCGATAGACACGGCTTGCCCAAATGAGTTAAGTGGGATTGAAGAAAAGTCATCTGAAAATGCAACATGGTTTTTGAATGATGATGGTAGTGTTCGTGTAGACTTTGGGTATGATGGTTGTGATTCAGAGCCAGTGGCTGAGATAGCTTTTGATGCAATCCCCACTACCGAAGGATGCCCTCTTATTTTTGACTTCTGCTTAAATTGGGACACGGAGTGCGACCAATTCTTTACATATCCAATCTACATTCCTGTTGAAATATCTGGGGCTACAACTCCACTGACTCAAAAAACAATAACAATAGCATCCCGACCCGACCCTGCCAGTGGCTATTGCGGAAACCTTGTTTTTGACAACATAACCGACACTACCATTTCGCTAAATATCAATGCGACTAATATCACTCCGCTTGTAGACTGCGACCCAGACCCCGAAGTTCAAGACTGCTGTTGTACTTCATTGATTACATTCTACATTAGAACGGGTTGCGGATTTAAGCCCAATGGTGCTTCACCTGTCGGAGAGGTTATTGATACTGATGCGGTTTTTAACCAAACCTATTACAGTGTTGATACATACGATGCTCAGAACTATGTGATAAGCGGAGGGTTTCAAATAACTGAAATATGGGCAGTCCCAACAACAGGGCAACTATACTCGTGGAATGACTATCGAGCCAAGTGTATGAACATATATCTTGGATTTGATAGCAACTGTTGTAGCGAAAATATTTGTGATGCGAGCTTCATATCCACCTGTATTAAACCGATAACTGACCCTTGCGGAACGGTAAAGGTTACATACTACCAAGATGTAACCTCTGACTCCGATTCACTTGGGTTTGGCTTCATCTACCCTGCCGCCAACACTCCTTCTTCTACATTCAAGCAATATATGCGGTTTAAGGCCAATGTAAGGGATGCTAAGTATGATGGGGCAATGGTGTCGTATCAGGATTCTTTAGGGCGCAAAAGGGTTGTTTATGCCGAAAGGAGGAAGTCTCTAAGCCTGAACACCGACCTGCTCCCCGAATTTGTCCACGATGCCTTGAGTTTAGCTTGTAGGCACGACAATTTCTTCCTTGAAGATGAGTTGTTCGGAGTTAATGACAACTTCTTCACACGCTCTACGGACTATTCCCCGACTTATGTGCGTATGAGTAGGCTTGCGCCCGTTAAATTGGAGGTTGAGGCTAAAACTCAGGACCTAAAAAAGAATATGTGCATTTAGTATATTTGCACTGTTGTCGTGATGTTGTGGCGGGAACTTGCCATATAAAAGTTCATAGACCCTTTCAATTATAAAAAAATGGCTTTTTGCTCAATAGGATGCTCCGAGTTGCCCCCACACGAAATTGTGGATTGCGGAGCTTATAAACTTGGCGGTATTTCCGCTGCTGCTATCGTCTTTTGCGATGCTGAACTTCCTGCGACTGCTGCGGATTGGAGTACCGATACTTGGTACGAAGATACCGTTACTGCCGAACAGCTATTCCGTATTGCTGGTATTAAGGGGACTGTTGCATCTCCTGCTGCCGTTGAAGTACCCAATCCGATTGCTTGTGGCCCTGAGAACATTCTCGTAGGCTTTAACTGGACTTGCACTTGGCAGGATGCCAATGCTACGGGTTATAGTTCAACAGGTCCTTCTAATGGAAACACTCAGTTCTACTGCGACCTGAACACTCAGACCACTTATTTGATTCTGTACTTGTGCGGAAGCGATGAAGTGATGGTGATTACAAATCCCACGAACTACCGTGCGGCTTTGATGGTTCCAGATAATGACCGTGCGTTGCAGATGTTTGAGGTAACGGCTTCTGCCTACATCCCCGTAGGAGATTGTATTCAGAAGTACCCTGCGCCTCCAACTTTCTTCTCCACTCTTTAATCTTAGAGTTTGGTAACATTAAGAGCTGCCTTATGGCGGCTCTTTTTGTTTACTTTTGTCCCTATGAGTACAGCAATCGTTCTTATGGCCTTCGGTAAGAAGGAATACTATCAGATGGCCTATAATATGGCCTTATCTATCCGAAGGTTTAATAGCTACATCCCGATTCACCTCATCCACGATGATAAGTACAGCCTCCCTGACCACAAGTCTTGGGTTTTCAGCATAAGAACCCCTATTGACGAAAGGGATTTATACCAAAATGGGGTGTTCAGTCCTGGTATGGCTAAGCTAAACATAGACAGGTATTTAGTCCACAATGTGAACATATACCTCGATGTAGATGGAATTTGCCTTCGCCCATTAGACGAAATAATTAACAAGGCTAATGCCCTAAAAGAATGTTTTTATGCTCAGAAGGCACAGGGATTTAGAGGTCAGGATGTTATTCCTATGGGCAACTATAAAAGGGATGGGAATGAGTTCCCTGAAATGCAGTGGGCAACCTTAGAAAAGATATGGGAATACCACGAAATAAGTGAAGATGCCCTTGTGCCAGCTATAAACTCCTCTTTCCTTGTTCTAAGAAAGGGAGATGACCTCAATAGATTTTATGAGCAGGCAAGAGAAAATGCTAGAAATGGCGTTCCTTTGAGCGAGTTGTCTATGCCCTGGGGGAATACATATCCCGATGAACTTGCCCTTAATGTAGCCTGTGGGCAGTTTGGCATAAACCCTGACTTTGGGGGGTATCCGATAATGTTTGCTCACCAGTCTGTGCCCAAAGAGGTGATATATGATGCTGAAAAAAATCACTGGTTTTTAGGGCTTTATGGAGGCAGGGGGTTCACCTCGGCTGCTATGTGGGAGTTTGCCGACAAAAAGTTAATGGATTACCACAGGCATATGGGGCTAACGCATGAGTACAAGTGGCATAAAATGTCGGTTGCTAAACACGCCAATAAATCAAGATTGTTAGCAGAAGGGAGGCCGCCAAGATAACTATGATTTCATTTATTACAAGCTGTAAGGGAAGGCTTCACCACTTAAAGCAGTGTCTGCCAACATGGACTTCTCAAAATGGATTTGAGATAGAGGTTGTCGTTGTTGATTATGACGACCCTGACAATTCGTTTGACTATGTTCTTAACTTAGGAAACCCGATGGTTAGGGCTGTTAAAGCCCATGATGAAAGCGGGTTCTTTAATCTTAGCAAGGCTAGAAATATTGGCGCATTAAACGCAGATGACAGGGCTGATATATTTTTTTTCATAGATGCTGATGCTATGCTTACTAATAACAACTTCTTAAAAAACCATATTGGGGATGTGTTAGTTGGTGGCAGTTTTTTGAATGGCTGGGGGTATGGAGATGGGACAGGATGCTGTTTAATATGGAAAGAGCTATTTACGAGAGCAAAAGGGTATAATGAAAATGTTGATGGATGGGGCTTTGAGGACATTGATTTTTACTATCGGGTAGAACGAATGGGATTTCATCAAAAGCCTTTTATCTGCTGCATTGAAACTATAAAACATTCTGATGACGATAGGGTAGCTTATTACCAAAACAAAGATTTGCAGTACACTAATCTTCAAAACATTGACAGAACAAAAAGAAATTTTATTAGTCGCATTGAATAAGCCAACTAAAATACGGGTGATAACCAACTGGACAGATAGTTTCTCTATCCACGACAGGATTATTGACCAATTTATGACGGCAAAACACTTCAAGGACAATGTAGAGTTCGTTGTTGATGACTCTTACGAATGGCTTGTGGTTTTTAATTCAAAGGGGAACTTCGATATTAAAGTGCCCAAAGAAAGGGTTATTGGCTTTATTCAAGAGCCTCCTGACCACAACTTCTTTGATAGGAATATCGGCTCATATTGTTCGGTTGTTTACACCTGTGCAGAGCCTTATGCATACGGCATAGAGGGCAATCTTGTGGGCTTCCCGATGGGGATGTTCTATCACCTCAATGGAGAGCTTGAGGAGTTTATGACCGCCCCAAAAAAGGCAGCGCGGATAAGCATGATAACCTCCAACATATCGGGTGGCTTTTACGAATACCGCATACGCTTAGCTCGTGAGCTTGCCCAAACGGGATGGTGTTCGGTGTATGGCAGGGGGTTAAACTTCAAGGGCGTTAAGGGGGAGTTATCCAACAAGGCTACGGGGCTTTTGCCGTTTCAATTTTCGGTCTGCATTGAGAACGGCATTTGGGATGATTACATATCGGACAAGATTATAGATGCAGTTCTATGCTCCTGCGTACCTATTTATGTAGGGGCGAGGAATATTAAACAGCACGTTCCGTTTGCGATTAGTTTAGAAAACTTTAGGAATCCTAAGTATGCCGTAAAGGAGATAGAGCATATCTTGCAGTCCACTAACTATGATGACTTCATTCAGCCGATAAAAGCCTGGAAAAAGAAGTATATGAGTAAACATAATATATACGAGAAAATAAAGGAAACAATACTAAACAACTGATTTATGCACCAGCAACAGGTAGATTTCATAAACGTGGTAAAGGCAGCCTTCCCCGAAATGTTTAAGGGTAAGACAGTTATTGACGTGGGAAGCCAGGATATAAATGGCAGTAATTTGCAGTTTTTTGAGGACTGCGAATATCTTGGGATGGATATTGGTGAGGGGAAAAATGTAGATGTTGTAGCATACATTCACGAGTGGATTGAAAAAACCAAAAAAAGGTTTGATGTGGTTATCTCTGGGGAAATGCTAGAACACGATAAGTATTGGGAACAGAGCATTAAGGCTATGTATAAAGCTTGTAAGCCAGGGGGACTTATTGTAATTACCTGCGCTGCACCTGGCCGCCCTGAGCATGGCACAAAAAAATCAGAAGGATGGAACTCTCCATTTACAACCGACTATTATAGAAATATTTCTAAGGAAGATTTAGAGTCTGCGTTAGAAGGGCTGCCGTTTGAAAGGTGTGAGGCATCTCATCAGGGCTGGGACTTATACTTTTGGGGAGTTAAGGCCAAGTGATGTATATTGGCATAACCACCTTCAAGGAAAGGTTTGAATCCCATTTCATTCCTCTTATGAAAGATTTGAGTGGGTTTAATGTGATAGTTGCCGTAAATGCGTCTAGCAAAACGGGGTTAGACAATGAATATCGCAGGAAGATGCTTTCCTTTTTGTCTGAACACGACAATGTAAGCCCAATTTTCTATCAAGAGATGAGGGGATTGGCAAAAATGTGGAATGACCTTGTAGTACATTGCCCAACCTCTCATATCCTTCTATTAAATGATGATGTTCGTATAAGCAATCCAACGATTCTTATGGACTCTTTATATCAAGTGTCCATAACTAAGTCTAATTTTTTTACTATTAACGGCTCTTTCTCTCATTTCGTTATTGCCAAACACACCCTTGCAGAGCTAAACTGGTTTGATGAAAGGTTTTTGGGATTTGGTGAAGAAGATGGGGATATAATTTATAGGCATATAGAGACATACGGATTCTTCCCGCTATCAATAACATCTTCGCACATACATAATTTAAGCAGCGATGTTAGAGATGAGGGAGTTAAGCCTGGTATAGCTAAATACAGTCTTTTTAATAGGTGTTTTGCTGGGTTTTATGAGTGCGATATACCTAACCTGCCAAAAAAATATGCTCCCAATGAAGATGGAATATCGGGGATGTTTAGCTCTAAAATGAAAATACAAATAAATAGTCCAATTCAATATCCACACGAAACATTTTTCAATGAGTTCAAAAAACACCTATGAAGCAACCTATTGAGTACATTAAAGAGTGCTTAGAGTCCGTTGAGGAAAGTCTGATAATCGAAATAAACGCAAGGGATGGCTCGGTTACGAGGAAGCTTGCCGAGATACCTGGTTCAGAGGTTCATGCCTTCGAGCCGTTGGCAGAAGGCACAATACCGAACCTACCCACCAATGTTCAGATGAACTATTGTGCTGTTACGGATAAGGATTCGAGGATGACGATGTGGAGGCCGACAAAGGGTGAGCGTTATGCCTACAACACTACGACAACTTATGAGGGCTCTATGCCTCCGAGTGTTACATACAGGCATATGGTTGAAGTGCCTACCCGAAGTCTTGACAGCTATCTTCTGCATAAGCAGTTCACCTACATTGACCTATTGTGGATTGATTGGTACAATGCGGAGCTGACCTTGCTCAAAAACATCCTGCCTCATACGTCTAATACCAGCTTAATCTTTGTTCGTTGGGGAAATCTGATAGATTTAAATGGGAAGCCTGTTTGCAGGAGGATACTTGATTTGTTGGGCGATGATTGGAATATATTAGGACTGTGGGATGCTGACATACTGCTCTATAACTGCCGTTTTGTTACTCCAAAGGAAAGTTAAGGAAAGTATTACCTTTGTACGATAAACCTTATTACTATGTGCAAGTGTAGAGGAAGAAGAGGGGGGAGTAAATGACCCTCGAAAAGGCTACCGAGCTGTTGGCGCATATCTCGAAAGAGTATGCTATTTACGAGGTCAAGAAACGCTCGGATAAGTTCTATGTGCCTGACTTTTACCCAACATATCGGGCTTGTGTCGATATGGCTGCTCGTCTAAAGGTACATTCGGACTACGATGCCTTCCCCGAAAAGCTACTCAAAGAGAAAGCCCCTAATGAGCTTCCGCACGAGTTCAACTATCGTAAGCAGATTTATAGGCCGATTACTGTTCCATACTTCCACAAGGCGGTAAACGTTGCTGGCAGGGTTTGGAACAGGCAGAACTATGAAATACGCTTTGGCAATATTGAGCAGGAGCGTTACTTCAATGAGGACTACCCTCGCTTTGGCAGTATTGAAACCTACTTTCAGCAGATAGTAACCTTCGTTACGCTGACCGACCCCAACGCTGTGTTGGGCATTATGCCCGTAGGCTTGGAGTATTTTGAGGATGGAACGTTCAACGACACTATCGAGGTTAAGCCAACGGCATATTGCTTCAAGAGTAAGAAGGTGTGGGGATGGAAGGATGAAGAGTATGCTATCATCCGTGCAGAGCATAGTTCAAAGGTTCACTTAGGCTCGGAGAAGAAAGAGGTTGAGGATGGCCTTGTGTTCTACATCTTCGATAAGAATGAGATTCTGATAGCCACTCAGGTAGGCAAAAAGAGCGACTACACCTTTGACATTGAGTTGTACTACCGACACAATATGGGTGTTCTTCCCTGCGTAAGACTTGGCGGTATTTCGGTTCAAGAGGATGGGGATTACTACTACCATTCTTTTTACACCCCTGCTATCCCTGCATTAGACCAAGCCGTTAATGATTTCTCCACCTTGCAGATGAGTAAGTTTTCTCATGCCTTCTTGCAGAAGTGGGAGTATGTAGATGAGTGCGACAAGTGTAATGGGTCTGGGCAGGTCGAAGAGGCATTGGGCTTTGAGGATAAGGTTGCTATTGCCTGCTCAAATTGTGGGGGCACGGGAACTCGAAGGATGTTTGGTCCACTATCCGTATATCAGGTTCAAGCACCGAATAGGTTTACTACCGAGACTGAAACCAAGATTCAGATACCGCCCGCTGGCTTCATTGACGTAAAACACGAAATCCTTGACTTCTTAAACAAACAGGTCATTACTAATATTCAGATGGCTTTCGAGCTTTTGAGCATTGATGTAATGAACAATGAGAAGATTTCGGGTAGGGAAACGGCTACGGGTAAGGCTATTGACCGTGAGGAGTTGTATAGCTTCCTGTTAAGTTTTTCGGGTGTTGTATTCTCTGACTTTCAGTTCGCTATCAATATGATTGGCAGGATGCGTTATGGCGACTCTTGGCAACAGCCTGCTATGCGCTACCCTCAGAACTTTGAGATGAGGACTGATGCAGAGCTAACCACTGAGATTAAGAACGCCCCTTCGTTTTCAAGGGCTATGTTGGCTCAGCAGTATTTGGACACTCGCTTTCCTATTGAGGAGGTTAAGAGTGCTATTATGAAGCTATCAGTCAAGGTTGACCCGTACTTCAATTTGGATGCTAAGGAGGTTATGATGCTATCCGCGTCTGGCATTATTGAGAAGTGGGAGGCTATTATGCACTTTAAGGTTGAGTCTATCATCCGTGATTTAGTCTATGAGAATGAGGGATTCCTGAACTTAGAATACTTAGAGCAAAAGAAAAAGATAGAGGATGTGGCAAAATCGCTCGTTCCAAAGGAAAAGGGCTTAACTTTGCCAAATCTAAACACAATAAATGGACTTCGAGGAAATAATTCAAGAGTTGGACTCCCTCCCACAGGAGATCCAGACGATAAACCAGGCGACGGAAGACAGCCTATATGAGGCTATTTTAGTCCTTTTATCGACCTTTAGCTTCACCGATGGGGATATAGACCAATCGGAAGAAAACTTCGCTAAGGTTGCGTCTTTAAGGCCAAGAATTGAACGTTTGGTCGCAGAGTCGGGATACTCTGATGCCATTGCCTTTTATCGGGACAGGTTAGCGCGTGTTCAACGCAAGATTGACGAGATCGTAGGTACTTCCGATATACCTGACGAAACGATGACACCCCTTCGTGAGGGTGCTGATGCCGCAGAGACATCGGCTTTGGAGACTTTAAATGGGGCAATGGGTGATGCCGTTTCTGACATTGTGAATACTATTGTATTCATGATGCTTGCTGGTTCCAGCAGGGCGGCATTGGAGGATGCTATTGAGCAGTCCGTTAAGGG